GTATGCGAATACTGCGGCATGCTGTTCTGAAGTGAGTTCGTGATCGTACTTGTCAGAAAGATCATGAAGTCTTTGGAAGAATGAAGTGTTCGCATCTTTGTAGGTTGGCGCTTTATCACCGCCGATAATGAGTTGGAATGCTTCATCTGCTTGGGCTACCACTTCAATTGCATCGTAGTCACTCGTATCGAGGAGGCGTTTGATTGTGTCGTCTTCAACGCCCGCGATTGATGCCTGCGTTTCAAATAGAACTTTCTGATTGATGGCTTGATCACCCTTGTATGCACCGAGGAACGTGAGCTTGTTTTTGCTGTCAGCTAGGTTACTTTGTGCTTCAGCAAGGCTCGACTCAACAAGAATGTCGTAATCGTCTTTGAAAGGCTTGAGGTCACGAGCGCTGACCATTTCAATTTCTAGACCCATCGGACCAAGAATCTGTACGGCTGTTTTCTTTTTCATGTCCTGCATCACGCCCTCTTTGTGAAGAACCGCGAATCGGTAGTAACCCTCGGCGTAGCTCTTATTCAAAAGTCCGAAGCGATCGCCTGCCTGCATTAGATTGCCCTCGTAGATTCCCAGAGTGTCTTCATTTCCAGTTCCCTTTACGTCTGCAGTCACACCACTTTCTGCTTCAGTAATCTGCTCGAGCTTGTCGTAGACCATGAACGGACCTTGAATCGGAGGAGTCTGACGAGTTTGCAGCACCCTGTTCACATCAACATTTCCTTCAATCTCAATGTATCCATCCTTTCGGTATCGAACCTGAGCAAGATTGCGAACGTAGTCGACATTCACGGCAGTCTGAGGTCGGTTGATCTGCTCGGAGTTATCGAGCGACTGGTTGATACTCTTTTCCTGTGCCATGAAGATACCTCTGGCGAAGTCGCAATATGAAGGTGTCCAGAACTCTCGAGGGTCAGGAAAGCATGCCCATGTCCAGATCGGATACTTCCCACTCTTTCGAATTCCTGTCCAAGGTTCGCAACGGATGCAATCGCCAGAAGGAGTCAGGACTAGATAATAGCGGTCATCGTTTTCGTCAGTCGTAATCCATGTATAAAAAATAAACTGATTTTCGTTCTTGAAACGTTCTCGAGGTGCGCCACTCGCCTTGCGATTATCTTTGTCTGCATCCTGCTTAGTCTTGGCAGTATTATTTCCACCGCTATCAAGCAAATCTTCGACAACTTTCTTGTAGTAGATGCCGTCTTTGATTCCTTTTGTAAGTTGAGCGCGAGTGAGCTTTGTATTCCACCATCCGAGGTATGAGGCTTTCTCTACACCGCTTCCATCTTCTTCTTCGGTACTCATTCCGCCTACGTCTGGATCAATGAGGAAGTCTTTCGGGTCAATCAGGTTGAGCAAACTCTTGTACTGGCCTTTGTCATTTCGTGTGAGATAGAGATAGATTGCACGACCATAAATTGCTGCATCTCGCTTTCCCATAAGGTCTTTGAAGTTCCATCTGCCGATTTTCGAATCCTTATCTTTGATCGCGTTCATGAGCTTCGACTTCTTGAGGTCTGCCGATTCCCCTTTTACGTACTTGAATGTCAGAGGGCTATCAATTTTTGAGAGGATCGTATGTACGAATCCGTGCATCTTATAAAGCGGGACCTGCGCTCGAGTATCTGCTTGTTGAGTGGACCCGCCATAAGGCGAGATTACTGCCGGACTGTTCTTGTCCGGATTCATCATGTCCTCGTTTTTATTCCACGCCGACATTCGCGCTTTCTTGTAGCGATAAGAGAAGTCTATTTCCTTGAGTGCCTGCTGGGCGAGTGCGTCTCTAGTTTTGTAATGCGCTAATGTCATGATGGTTTGAGTATGGGAGCAGAAATTGTGTTTTCTGTAGGAATTACTTTTATTTAGATGCCAATATCAGGGTATTGAGGGTCGAGATAGTCGATATCGTCCTCGTATGCTGGCTTCACTTTGCCGTATGCCGTCTCGATCACCCTCTCTGGTTGCGTATCTCTAGGTCGTTCGGTTCCAGCCGGACGAGCAATGTCGCTTTGATATGCCGCCGCATCGCCAGTGTCATCAAATGGAGCATCAGGAAAGCGGACCAGCTCGTTCTCAAGGTCTTTGCACTCTCCTTCAAGATGGAAGATGCTTCGTGTTTCGTATCGATACAAGAGCCCTGTTCGGATCCTGTCTTCTTTCGATCGACCTGCATGTTTGAGCCACATCATCGGCAGAAAGACTTGTCGAGTGCGTTGCTCATGTCGGAGCATTGGCTCGAGTCCGCGCGTGAATGCAGTATCTTCCCATCCGAACTTCACTGGAGGAGTACCGGCTTGCAAAAGGAATGAGTAAATGCCGAATATCTTTTCTATGATTGCTGTCGGGCCGAGCTTTTCTCTCCACGCTTTCAAGTGCCATTTACCCTCTCGATCTATCCAGTTAATGCAAATGCCGACATAGTCGCCATCCTTACTTATTTCGCCTTCTTTTCGACTTGGTGTGTCGATGGTGACATAAGCTGCGAGTTTCTTTTGCATGAGCGCCTCCCATGTGATCGGCTGGAACCAGTCACGTTTGAATATTGCCTTTGCCTCATCTATCGGCTGACAGAGCATTTCCGATTGAAAGTCCATATCTCCTTCTTCAGGAGTCCACATGGATCTTCTTTTTCCTTCAATGCTTACTTTGTTTGTTGCTATTGCTTCAGCATCAGTCAAAGCCCAGCGTTCTGGCCAAGTGGGGTCGTGCAAGCCAGACATCAGATCACCTTGGCAGATTGGTACGACACGGACCCGAAGCTCGTGGTCTACTTTCGATCGTTCGATGACGCTTTGTACATTTCCGTACTCGCTTAGGATGTTACCGAGATACAAAACTCTGCGTCTGCTTGAGTCGAGACCTCGCTTGAATTCCTGCATGTGTGTTCTGATCTGATTTGTTGCCACTTCGCTTCTCAATGTTTTCTTTGTTTCGAAGTCATCGAGTAAAACAAAGCCAGGTCGCATTGAACCGTGGATTCGACCTCGAACGCTTTCTTGCGTGCTATGAGCTTCGACACGGATTCCTTCTTTTATGATTTCTCCATCTTCCATCTCTGGATTAGTCACGAAGTCTTTCACTCTCTTTTGTGTGACCTGCTCTTTCGTTCGCTTGGTGTTGTATAGCTCTCCAAAATCTTCAGCGATGCGAGCATTTGTTTGTAGCTCTAACACCACGTCAAAGAGAATGCGCTCGGAGTTTGTACTATCGAAGGCATCGGCATTAATGTAAGGCTCGATATCAAAGACAATCATGTAAAGAATCAGCGCCTTTGCAAAACTTGTCTTTGCGCTTTCTCCGAACATGAACCATGCGACTTCTCTTATCCGGAAATTCATTAGGTCATGCACGTCCCCCATCATGTCGTAATGGAAAGGAGCAAACTCGCTTCGTACATAAAGCGGGAGGTAGTGTGCGAGGAAGTATCCGAAGTGATTACGTGTTGCTCTCGTACGCACCTCTCGGCTCTCCATTCGGAGCAGGCGCATCTTTTCGAGAGTCACTTTCTCCAGTCTCTGTGTTGGTTTCTGGTTGAGTATTAGCTGGTCCATTGTTTGTGTTCGGTTGGGTTGGTAATTCGACCTCGTCGTCTTCGGGCCATTCCTTTGGTCCGAACAGATCGTCGACACGTTTTATTTCTTCTTCGGACAATCTGCGCTTCCCTATGTGCTGACCCTTGCTGGTTACGTCGATGTGCTGTGGAGGCTTTCCGTCACGATAGTTCCATATCATCTCGATCATCTTCCGGTCCCCCGCAAGTGCCATCTTTATGATTTTCTGGACGAGGGCTTTCTCAATTGGCACAGGATTGCCGTGAGCGTCTTTTGCCCCCATCTCCATCAGCCCCTCGTCAATCAGAGACTTCATCGGCAAGACCCCTTTTGGCCTGCCTGGACCGCCTTGGTAGCCAGGCACGAATCTACCTGTTTTAGGGTCCCTATCTGCTTCTGCAGCCCATTTATCACCATTTATAAATGGTGGCTGAGGCTCTTTTGGAGCAGGAGCAGGCAACAGCAAAAGAGGCTCTTTTTTAGAGAGTTCTGGTGCTACCTTTTTGTCGCTATTTTCATTCGGTTTCGTCATAAATGGTCTTCTCCCAATGGACCGACTCGCCGTTCAGGACCACTTCTTCTATGCCTGTGAAGTCCACCCATCGCTGAACAATCACGTCCGCAAACTTTGGGTCGAGTTCTATTCCGGCACACACTCTGCCTGTCTTTTCGCAAGCGATGAGTGTGCTACCGCTTCCGAGGAACGGATCAATGATGATGTCCTCTGCTTTGGAGCTGTTGAAGAGTGCGTAGGTAATGAGTTCCACCGGCTTTTGTGTCGGGTGTTTATACTCATTCACTTTGTCGCGCTTCATCGTCCAAATCGTGAGCTTTCCTTCAGTCTCCAGTTTCTTTTGTCGCTTTGCCCAGTTGAGCAGCTTTTGTTCGCTGTCGTGGAAGTCGAGGATTGTGTGATGTGTGCGGTCGCCGTAGAAGACAGTCTCAGTCCCTTCTTTTGAAGCATAGAAGAAAGGCTCATGCTTCCATCGGTAATCTCCCCACCCCATTGAAGCGGTCGGCTTATTCCAGATAAGCTGATTACGTATTGCCATGCCGAACTTCTTCAGAGCCTTTTCGAATTGCGTTTGCGTTGATGTTGAATGGAAGACGTACCATCCGGCTCCACTCTTTGCCGCTTCCGCTACTCTTGCGAATGCAGACTCGAGGAACGTATCGAATGCAGACTCGCTCATATCATCGTTCATGATTCCTTCGCTCGTGTTTTTTCCACGACCGGAATAATTAACGTTGTATGGCGGATCGGTAAAGACACAGTCTGCTTTGCGACCCTGCATTGCTTTTTTCCATGCTTCTTCATCGGTTGAATCACCGCACACCACCGTGTGGGGACCGAGCTGATACACGTCACCTACTTTGCTTTTCGGCTGGAGCGGAGTCTCCGGTAGCACATCGTCTTTCTCGTCGTCGTCCACGAGTAAATCTCTATCAAAGCCGGTAAGGGTTATGTCGAAGCCAGAAGCATCGAGGTCTTTAAGTTCAGGAACAATCAGGCTCATGTCCTGGCCAGTGAGAGCATTGAGTTGATTGTCCGCAATGCGGTACGCCTTGATCTCGTCTTCGCTCAGGTCGTCTACCATTACATAAGGGATGACTGGCTCTCCCTTTTTGGTAAATGCTTTTTGCTCCATCAGCGTGTAGCCGAGCAGTTCGGTCATTGCTATGAATCGGCCGTGACCGACCACTATCACGCGATCCTTATCGAGAATAAGCGGCTGCTTACAACCAAATGCTTTTATCGAGCTTGCTATCTTCTCGAGCTGAAAGCCTGGATGTTCCTTGGCATTCTTCTCGTATTTTTTTACGTCAGTGATTTGCATATTAGTTTTTTTCCATCCAACCGACCATACTCGACTCATTGCAGGCTCCGACCTTGCCGTCATCATCTATGTATTCGTATGTTGGCTTTCCCTTTTCAGTTGGCAGGACTCCGATTACAAGTCGCTCTATGCCTTTCCGGTTGCGACAGATCGTGCCGAACGTGTAGGTCATCTTTTGATTGAGATTCTTCTTTTCCCAGTGATGGCGGAGTGCGGCGAAGAATTCTCCCTGGACCGTTTCAAGGAACGCGATGATTACTTCTCTGTTTTCGGTCTTGAAGATTGGAAGCAGGCTGTGCGCACCGATGATCCAAGCACCTACAAAATCCGGACGCGCGGCAAGGAATCTTGCAGAGAGACTTATTGGATTAAGCTGTGTCTTTACTTCTTTCTTGGTGTTCTTTTTTGGCATGATGATTAAATTAATTTCTAATGTTTGTGACAGGTTGCATCAGACTCGAGGATTTCATTGCAGACACTACAGCGTTTAATCCAGAGGTGATGCTCGCAGGCTTGCCGTTTTCTTTCTTGTCCCTGCATTTGAATGAAGTCATAAGTCCCCTTCACCTTGCTGAGATATTTTTCCTTTCGTCTTTCCCGATATATCTCTGCCACTTCATCGGGCATGAATTTCGGCATAAGTGACCTGCGAATCCATCCGTTGTTGCCGGCATGGAAGCGAATAGCACGAGGGTCGACTTTGAAGAAGCGGGATATCCATAGGATTTTCCAGCCCCCTTCTTCGTACCGCTTTCGAGCTTCCTCGATCTGCGCGGCGTTTAGTTTGTGCCTTGGATTATTTGCGTTGAACATAACTTTTTCTGGACCTAGTGAAGAGGAGCTTTCCTGTGATTGCCTGGACCGCATTCACTGTTACTGCATTGCCCAGGGTCTTATAGCGTTGCGAGTCGCTTATGCCTTCAGTCCATCCGTCAGGAAATCCTTGAAGCCGTTCGCATTCAGTGGGAGTGAGCCTGCGTATTTTCATGTCAGGGGTAAGTGTGTGTTGCTGCATTCCTGTGTCCAAGGTTTGCGCCACATCGCTTACTCGTCCTCGCCTAGTCTTACTGTTCGGGACCGCCAAGTTTATCGACTGTCCCACTCTCGCCTCCGCATAGCCTTTCTTGGTTGCTTCCTTGATCTTTACTGCGTACAGTCCGGTCTTTGCGCCGAGGCCGCCTGCCTGACTCGCAAGCGTTACTGAGATTCCTTTCGGATCGTAGACACGATTTCCTTGGCTTCCGCCTATGATTTGATGTGGCGATCTTTTACCAACATAAGTTCCGTTTGAGTCGGCGGTAACTCGTGTCGTGATGGTTGGTAGGACAATATCCTCGCTGTTGTTTTCGGTGAAAGGAAATACTTTTGGTCTGGTTTTTCCTCTAAGATGTCCAACAATGAACACGCGCTCCCGATTCTGAGGGACTCCGAAATTCTTTGAGTTAAGCACCTGCCATTGAATGTCGTACCCCAGTTTTGTAAGCGTGGAGATAATGGTTTTGAAAGTGTTGCCATCGTCATGAGATAGCAATCCTTTGACGTTCTCCAATAGGATAAGCCTCGGCTTCTTACTTCTGAGAATGCGTGCGATGTCAAAAAAGAGCGTACCGCGCGTATCTTCGAAACCTTTTCTTTTTCCAGCAATCGAGAAAGCCTGACACGGAAATCCTCCGACCAATAGATCGAAGTCGGGCAGCTTATTTGGTTTAATTTTAGTGATGTCTCCATAGTTTTTGTGTTCGGGGAAATGTTTTTGGTAGATTTCAATTGCGTATCTATCGATCTCTGAGTAACCCACGCAAGTAAGCGATTCTTGTCTTGAGCCGTTGCGGTGATCGTGTTGGCGAGGCCGTCCGTTCGTGGGACCAATTCCTTCAAGCCTCTGGTTCCCTTCTCCGCTCCGAGCCTTCGAAGCCGTCTTGCTTCTTCGGTTCGCTTTTCCGTTAGTTGCTTCCACATGCGCGTTTATTAATCCGAGTTCGAATCCCCCGATACCCGAGAAGAGGCTTAGGTACTTCATTGTTCATTGGAATCGAGGACAATCTGCACTTCGACCCGTCCTTTACCGTCGGACGCATAGTGAGATTCAAATGCACCATCGAGAAACTTGTCATTCTGGAAGAGAGCATCGGCTAATCCTTTGAAGACGTTGTCTGGATCGGCATGCACGCCATTGACCCAGTAGATGACAATCGACATTTGCGCTCTTGCCGATATTTTTGTGGTGAGCGGCTGTGCGCTTTCAAACACGAATTCCGGATACTCTCGATAGAAAACGCTGCGGACGTATTCTTTCCATGCGTGGTACTTCTTAGCCTTTGGTAGCCATAGCGCTCTGCCTACCACTCGAACGTAAGGGACCGGATTCCCTTCGATGTCGTCCTGATTTCCTTTTATGGTGAATTTGATTATTTTCTTCATAGGTCTTGGTGTTTGTAACTGTTAATGGTCATTTTTTTGGTAAGTTCTCGGGTCATTTCTGAAAAGTTATCCACAGGGTCCCTAATACTAGGTTTCTCTTTTTTCCCTAGATTCTGTGTGTTAACTTGCTTTACTACTTTTGGTAAAGAGGATTTACCACTTCTGGTTAACTCTCTTAACTGGTTAATTTCGTTTACTACTTTATCCACATCCATATGCAGGTTTAATTTGTAGCGATTTCCCCTGGACCTTTGCTGCACAAAAATCACACCGACTTTGATGAGGTTTTGGAGTGCGGTGTTTACCGCAGGACGAGATAAGCCAGTGCCGTAATCAAGTCGTCTACCCTGACTTGTTTTGATGCCGTTTTCGAATTGAGAGAAGCTGATATTGTCTTCGTCCTTATGAAAACCGAACGTACGCCTGCATATGTAAAGTAGGCATCGGGCTTCCGCCTCTGAAATGCGCGGAAGAACAAGATCCAAAATTACATTTGGAATCTGGGAGCTATTTGGTATTAAGTTGTGTGTTTTTTCATCCATAGTTTTTTTGGAAGAGAGAGAAGCATCGATTGCTCGATGTTTCTTCTCTGTGGTTAGCGCGGGGGCTTAGCCCCCGATCTCAGCCCTCATGCCACTGGATCAGGGCTGAGTCAGTGGCCAAGCTACTTAGTTGTTACTTGCCACTTTTCACTGCAGCCTTGGCTGGCTTCTTGGGCTTATCTTCTGTCTTTGAATCTCGAAGGTCTTTTTCAAACTTCTGTTCAGGTGTCAGCTCAGGCACTTGTTCGCCTTTAAGATCGGCGATCTTTTTCTGAGCAAACTCCTGCACTCGAGCGAATCCGTCTTCGAGTACATCTGGTCGCATCGACTCTATTGCGGACCAGCTTCGGGTCTGGAAGGCGTACTCAAGCGCGTCAGTTTTATTCTTCTTTTCCTGAGCGCCTGTGCTTGGCCAGATAGATACGAGGTAACCCTCGATTTCTTCAAGCCATCGCTTCCTTTCAAGGACCCACTTGCGCTTGTCTTCTTCGGTACGGATCAGCTCGCCGGCATCCCTTCCGGCAGGGCTAAAACGGGCTGCTATAGGGTCTTTGATGACCGCTTCGACTGCTGGTGCAAAGTCCTCATAGGTTGGGTTTTTGAAGACCTTTCCGTCGAGGAGGTTGCCTCGGCCTTTGAGGACCGTAGCCTGTCGCCATACCTCATGCTTTGCGCGAGAGATGAGTTCGTGTCGCTCCATCAATACCAGGACATCAAATTCGTATGCGGTGTTTTTCTCAGCCTGCATCTTCACTCCAGTCTTGGTAAATTCTTTGCGACCATCTTCATCTACTTCCTGCTCCATTCGGTCTGACACTCGGCCGGTTGCAATAATGTGCAGCGGCGACTGGACCATTGGGATCGAGAAGTTTCTGTTCCAGTCGGACTTGATTGCCATCCAATCCTGAGTCTGGAACGTCTGGCGATTGAGCTTTCGCTTGTACGCTTCTTGGAAGTCCATCCAGATGTGAGTGATGCTGTCGATCACTACAATGTCCGAATATCCATCCGCACAGAGCTTCATTGCTGTTACCAAGTCAGCGAGAGAGTGAGTCTCGCGCACCATCGCTTCGATTCCATTCTCTTTGAAGAGCGGAACCAAAAACTTTGATGCTTTCTCGGTATCGATGAGAACAATTGGCTTTGTGCTTCCGATCTTCTTATGAAGACCGATTGCTACTAATGCGGCACTCCAGCTTTTGCCTGTGCCTGGCTCTCCTTCAAAGGCTGCCTTGAAGTAGGGCTTTGTGTTTCCAATTTCGGTGAAGAATGATTCTTCGGCCGCTATCGGGACCACCTTCCGTTCTAATGTTTGTGTAGTCATAGTTTTTTGCTATTGACTCCACGAAGGGGTCTTTGATACGATGTATCTGTTGATAAGAGGCTCCCTTCGGGGGGTCTTTTATTTTTCTCTAATAATTTGGTTGAGCATTGTGTTCGTTGGAGTTGCTTAACTCCTGGATTCGCTGCTTTCGGATTTCCTCCCTTTCCTTGAGCCTTTTTTGTCGCTCTTTGCTGAGGGGGATATTCTTTTTGAAGCGAATCTCTTTAGGCTGATAATCGATGTCCACTAGATCGCCTATGTTGAGGCGGTAGTTTTCTGTGAGCCACTTACCTTCAAGGATTACGGCTGGTATGCCATATCGTCGGTAAGTCACGACTCTCAT